GAGTAATCCGGAGAGCTAAACGACAGCAATCAGAAGGTCTCAGAAAATCCCGTTTTCGCAGTTAAAACGGCATGTTTGCGGAAGCCAGGCACAATAGTCCGCAACAATAGCAAACGACTAAACCGGGACCATTTGTAGCAGAATTTGTAGCAGCCCAGCTCAGAGGGGCAGGCCAAATCGCTCATTGAGTGAGAAATGTACGTCGCAATCCGATTGGATCGGTTGCGACGTTTTCGTTATCTCGGGGGGTCAGAGAGAGTTTTCAACAGCACGGCACGGCTGCGGCTAGTGGTGGGGCCACCGCCGCGCCGTGCCGTAGAAAACTCTTGCCAGGCCAATTCGAGAGGGCGGGAAGGGGCGCTCCTCAACATCTGAAACTATGACAGCATCTCGTTCACGCGTTGCTGTACGGCTGCGTAGTTCGCGCCGAGAGCCCGTTTCCGGTCATCCCCGTTGCCATATTTGCCAGCAATCACATCTCGGGCTAGAGCGTCAAGGTCTACAGGAGCGGGAGTGGGGACGGCATATCCATTCCTGTTCGTATAGTCCAGGCAGATCCAGCCGGCGCCGCTCTTGAGGCGGCCCCAGTTCCTGTTCGTCTCGACGATCGTATAGGTGCCATGGTCCCTGATGCAACCTGCAATCGCATAGTTCGTTCCAGGGCCTTGGCGGATGTTGAGCGCATCGACCGTGACCTTTGCGAGGAAGCTGGAGGAAGATGCCGGGGCTGCAGGAGCCGCATTGCCTCCGTCCAGACGTGCGTTCACCTCGGAGGCGAGCTGTCCCATCCTTCCATGGAGCCAGGCTCCAGGGCAGGCCGTGGAGGCAAACATGCGGTGCTCGGTGAGGGATCCGGACGCGTTGCCGGTATATTCCAGGCGGAAACCGTAGCGCCTGCAGATATCGGTGCACAATGCGACGAGAGCGTTCCAGGTCGCCTGGGTCATCTCGCCGGATCCGTTGTCGATGTTGGCACATTCGATGGTGATGGCCTGGTTGTCGTTCCAGGCGCTCGCAGAGGTCCAGGGGCGGTCCGCCTCGTCGACGCTCATGGCGATGTCGCCGTCTGTGCCGATGCAGTAGGTCGCGGATACCTCTTTGTCCGTGCTTGCGAAGTAATCGGCGCATTGGCGTCCGGACCATCGAGCTGCCATGTAGTGGGGCGTGATCTTGCAGATCCGGTTGCCGGCGCGCCCTGCAGAATGATTGCCGGTGATGTTCGCATACGTGCAGAGGCTACTTCTTGTCATCTTTACCCCTTCCGTCGCTGCCGAGCCCGTCCTGCTTCTCGTCGTCACTCATTGGTGCCTCCTTCGGTGTCGGTGCTGATATGAGATCCGATCTCTGCCATCACGGGAGAGAGGATTGCCATGACCAGGGCAACGACAAAGGCCTGCCATTCAGGCGTCAGGTTGAAGGTGCCGACGAGAAGATCCATGTTGGCTACGGCCACGCCGAGGATCCCCTGGACGATTGTGCGGGCCAAGCGCCACCACCATTCGTTGCCGGTCAGGAATTCAGTAGCTACATTCATTTCAGTCCGCCTTTCCGATCGAGTTCAGCAACATCGTTCTGGAGGAGTGCCACGTCCCGTTCCAGCTTGTAGGTGCGCTCGACGAGGCAGTTGTGCGCGCTGACCCTTCTGGTGAGGTCGTCGATCTTCTGCTCCATCACGGCGCTGCTGCGCGAGTTGCTCGCCAGAACGCCGACCAGCGTCACTGCTCCGCCAATGAGAGCGACCACAATCGATTCCAACGGCATGACCCCCTTGGGACGATGTCCTCAAACGACAGGGGAATCGTCTCAGGGGGTCACAATTCGGTATGGAAGGTTCAGGGCTAGCTAGAACTCGGACAGATAGCCTGGCTCGCCATCCTTGTCGATGCGCATGTAGTCAGCCGCGGTATGGTCGGAGCTCCATTTGGTGCCATTACCGCCCATGAGTCCCTTGCAGCCGTTGAAGCACTGGAAGCCCGTTGAGTTGCTTGGCAGCTTCCAGTCCGAGCTGACATAGATGTAGGCGAGATTGCTGCATCCCGAGAAGGCATAGTAGAGGTCGGTGAGCTTCGAGGGGTCGAGTCCAGACAGAACAAAGACATTCACGCCGGTACAGCCCGAGAAGGTGTAGCGCAGACTCACGAGATTGGGCATGTTGCCGAATCCACCGAACGATGCGATGTTACTGCAGTCATAGAACCAGTAGTTCATCCTCGTAATGGCGAAGCCGGCCTTTGCCATGTTGTCCAGGATCTTGGCCGAGGTGATCTTGCTTGCATTTGCATACCAGGGGAGCGCCTGCTGCGATGCGTATTGGGCGCAGACGCAGGCGCGCCCGTGGGAGAGGACGGTGCGGGTCGAATCGGTCGTGGATGCCGCTGAGATCTCGAGGGCGTTGTCCGAATAGACCGTGCCCCAGAACCATTGGCGCTTGTCGTTGGCGGGATCGGTGAGCAGGCCGCCTGCACCGAGCTTGCAGAGGCTGTAGTGGCTCACGAAAGAGGCTGCAGTGAAGTCGGTGCCTCCTACTAGCTTGTAGTCGCTTCCGAACATCTGCGTGCCGGCGACCATCTTCGAGCCGTCGAACGCTGTGGCCCAGATTGTCTCGAGCTTCTGGCAGCCATAGAAGCAGTAGTTGCCCGATACCATGCCGGAGAGATATTGGAAGCCGGTGACCTCAGTGAGCGATGTCATCGACCTGAAGAAGTGATCGAAGTTCGTCAAGCCGAGGTCCTTGACGGCAGAGGCGAAGGACGAGTCGATCCAGATCTTCGCGACCTGCGCTCGGATGCCGTCCCAGGGACAGTCTGCGGCCTTCGCATAGCCCGCCGTCGAGATCTCGTAGCTCTGCGAGATGGTGCCTCCGTATTTGGACTGGAGGGCTTCGAGGCAGTTCAGCTCGAGCGTGCCGTCAGAGAGGAGAAGGGCCCTCGGCGTCACGTTCGGCTTCCAGCTGAGGGCACGGATCGCTGCGGCCATGTCTGCCGGCTTGTAGGTCGTGGTGCTTCCGTTCTGTGCGCGGATTGCATCCGCGATGGAAGAGAGCACGGGTGTACCGATGACGCCGGTGCCGCTTCCGAGAGGCAGGGTCGTTGCAGTGCCGGCCTTCGTGCCGTCGAGCGCCTTCACGGCAGCTGCCATCTCAGATGGCGTGTACTTCGTCGAAGTGCCATTCTGCTCGCGTATGGCGTTCGCGATGTCGCCGAGCACGCTCTGGCTGATGAGTCCTGCAGCCATCAGTAGCTCACCCCCGAGAGGTCGGGGAACTGCTGCGCAACCCATTCCTTAGTGGCGTAGGGAGCGAGGTCGGGCAGCTTCTGGGTGACCCAGCTCTGGGTCGCGTAGGTGCTGAGATCGGGAATCTGTCCGCTGACCCACTCTTTGGTGGCATAGGCAGAGAGGTCCTGCGTGCCGCCTGAGCCCGCGGGCCCCTGGTCGCCCTTGGGACCACGAAGATCGGCAGACGAGGTGCCTGATGCGCTCGTTATGGTCAGGACAGTTCCCGACCAGGAGTGCGTGCAGCTTACGCCGTCAGCTCCCTTCGGCCCGGCCGGTCCGGTCTCGCCCTTCTCGCCCTTGGCGCCGGGTGCTCCGTCCTTGCCATTTTTGCCATTGGCGCCGTCTTTTCCGTCTACGCCGTTGATGCCGTCCTTGCCATCAGTTCCGTCTCTGCCATCGAACTCTCCTGCATCTTTTGCAGCTGCGAGCTCTGCGGCGATGCCTAGGGCGTCGGTGGTGGCCTTCTCGTATCTCTTGATCACATCTGCGAAGAGCGTGAACCCGTCCTCGATGGCAAGAGTGCCGAGAAGAGCGGTGCCGACCGACACCTCAAAGGCAGGGGAGGAGAGCGTGCGCTTGTCCCAGGAGAGCACAATCTCGCATTCTGCTGAGCCTTCGTCCGATGCCATCGCTGCCGGCCAGAAGATCCTGAACGAGCCCTTCGAGGCATCTACGGTCTCGAAGGGCACGAGTCCACGGGCGTGCGTCTGCAGGTGCCTCCAAGCCAGGTAGAGATGGAAGCTTGTGCCAGAAAGATCTAGCGGCTGATCTGCACGCTTGATTGCGAGCGCCATGCCGCGGCTCTTCGCATCCTGCGGGGATGCCGCAAGGGCAGAGGTGCCTGAGAGCGTATCGACAATCTCCCACGTGACTGCTGCCAGGCTGTCGGTGTCCAGTGCTGTCGTTCCTTCTGCCATCAGAAAGCCTTTCCGTTCAGGTCTTCGAGAGAAGACACGCTGTCGTTCGCCGTCGTGGCCGTCTCCTCGACTGCCGTGACGCGGTATACGATCTCGGCCGACGCCTCCCAGGAGGCAAGCTCTTTGGTGCCGAGCGTCACATGGCATTGCTGCCTGCTCAGGCTGAAGGTGCGCACCCGCTTCACGCAGCGCTGCTTCAAGCGCCAGGCCGGATTGTGCGAGGTATCGATGACGGCGACTTCGTCGCCGAGGCCGACAGGTATGCCGCCGTCGATCATGGCCACATCGATCTCGTAGGAGACCTTTGGCTGCGAGCATGCCGCAAGAGCTGACTTCGTGAGCGCCAGGAGCTCTTCGGGATCCTCGCAGTCCGGAAACACTGCCTGCCCGAAGCTGTGGACCTTCGCTGTGTGCGTGTCGTTCCAGCGCCCCCAGAGATCCTTGGCCGCATCGTCGCCGATCCACTTCTTGCCGTCGTTTTTGTCGGCGAAGGAGAGGCGCCTGGTATAGCCGCCGGTCGGGTTGCCATTGCTGTCCTCGATGGGGAGTCCCTTTCCCCAGCCATAGAGGGCGGTGTAGACCTCGTCCTCGAGGACGGTCCTCGTGCAGCCGATGAGGTTGTGGCCATAGCTGAAGCGGGCACCCCGCCAGGATCCACGTCGAGAGGGAAGCGAGAGCGTGCGCGTCATGACATGGTCGTTCATGACGGTTATCGAAGGCTCTATCTCGCCGCCCCATACTTCCTCGATGCGCCGCATCGCTGCGAGGGCGTTCGTGTGGTAGATGAGGGCTCCGTGCTTTTCGGTATCGCTTGGGCCCACGGTGCCGAGCTTCCAGCGCGTGTGGGTGAGTATCGCCTTCGCTGCCTGCGTGGCTGTCCGGCTCACCAGCTGCCCCTCCTCGACGTAGTCGCGCAGGAGCTCGCAGAGGCTCGATTCGGCATAGACCTGCGCGATGCCGGCTGTCTTCTCGTCGGTGCGCACGACCTCATGCTCTCGCCAGGATCCGTCTTCGGGATCACGCCAGAGGATACGGTTGCCTTTCTGCGGCGCCACAGGGCAGGAGAATTCGAGCGTGTCCTCGCCGCCGAGCTCCTCGGTGTGCGTCAGGGTGCCAGAGACAGGAAGGATGCCGATGCGATTGTCCCATCGGTCGAAGAGATAGAGGGTCGGTATCGCCATCACACCCACCTCTCCTGCCATGAGACGGTGTGCGCAGAGCAGCACGCGAAGTAGAGCGAACATGCTCCTGGCTCGAGCGCGAAGAAGTCGCTGTCGAGGGTGACCTCTCCTGTCGCATCCTTGCCGTTTATGGTCACGGTCTGCGCCTTGCAGCTGATGATGATCTTGTCGCCTGTTGAGAAGGCATGCGCCACCCTGATATGGGCGGTTCCGCAGCTCACATAGACATAGGAGGACTGCTGTGCCGTCATCTGTATGGTCGGCCAGCTCTTCCAGGTGCCCATGACCTCGAACGAGGTGCCAGTGCTGCTCTTGGCGGCTCCATAGCCGATGGGATCGTAGCAGGTGAATCTGGCCTCGCAGGATCCGGCGGCGCTAAGGTCCGACCAGTCGGAGACGCCGGTGCAGACAGCGTCACGGTAGGCAACTTCGGGCTCTCCTGGCACCACGAGCTCGGCGCCGTTCTCGGAGAGGAGCATGGCTGCAATCCGGTGGCGTGCCTTGGCGAGATCGGCAGGATCTGCACCAACGCGGGCATCGAGGAAGAGCTTCACGCGCAGCACTCTTGGAGGGATCCGGCTGGAGAGGATCAGGGCACCGGCCGCGCCTGGCGCCTCAGCGGAGGAGACATCCAGGGCATGGGCGCAGGGCTCCACGAGCTCGGCCGTGGCAAGCCCTGCAAAGCTCTTTCCGTTGTAGGTGATGGTGCTCAAAGCTGTCCCCTGGCCCTTGCATAGGCGGTGGCTCGCCGCTGCTGGTCGCGTCCCAGGCGGTCTGTCTCGGACGTTGTCATGGCCGAATAGCTCGTCTTTCTGGGGGCATCGTTCCGGCGCGACTTTGCGACGGCATCGCGGTCGTCGGAGGATCTGCCTCGCTGCGGTGCATCAGACATGCTCGACCACCACTTCCAAGGAGAGCTGGATCTGCCAGAGCCAGCGTCCGGACGAGTCCCTGCCGGAGAACTCCGGCTGTGTGACGTCGCAGGTTATGGGACGCATGCCGTCTGCGCCAGCCAGGTGCTGCCAGGCGAAGCCTGCGAGCTCTCGTGCTGCTGTCCTTGCGCAGGTCTCGGCGTCTGTCGGATCGTCCATGCAGACGATCACGACGAGCTTCCGGATGCCGCGTACGGATCCGTCGGCCTGGAGCGTCTTCTGCTCGAAATCCTTCGGACAGACGACGATCGGCTCGCTGCAGAGCCAGGGCGCCACAGGCACGCCGTAGGCATTGGCGTAGCCGAGGGTCCGGAGGGCTGCAACGACAAGCACCGCTTCGCCGGAATCGGCGCCATTTGTATCGGCCATCTCTCCTCCTCATGAATGATGGCTATTGGTGCACGCATCAGCCGACCTGGAGCTCCCAGTGGTGGATCTGCCCCCGGACGATGCAGAACCGCTTCGTGCTCTTCACGTACATGCGGGGGAGGTCGTTCACGAGGACCTTGGATCCGGCCGGTATCTCGAAGGCATCCTTGGAGTTAACGGCATCGACGAAGATCTTGCCGCTCACGGCAGAGCCCCTGTGCTCGTCGCCCACGACGTCGTCAGACATCTCGAAACGCACATGGCGGATCATGCGCGCAGGCCCATACCCGCCGGATCCATCAGACGGGAAGACGAGCATATCGTCGGGCAGGAGGCGTGTGGGCATGGGCCTCATGTAGCGAGCCAAGCCCATCACCTGCCTGCCCCAGAGAATGTCAGGCCTGTTCCGCTGAGAGCCTGGAGCGCTGCCTGTCGTGCGACCTCCTGGCCGGTCGTGCCCTTCTCCATGTAGTTCGTGACCTTGAAGTCGCCGATGCTGTAGCCGCCGACACGTCCTTCGCCGAACTCGGCGAAGGCGTCTGTAGCGGCGCAGACGGCGCAGCCCCAGGCCAGGATGTCGGCGGGCTCGGTGATTGCATCGGACGAGAGCCCGCCGCAGAGCTCGCGGACGCAGCGCAGCGCCGATGGCAGGGCTTCCGCATATGCTTCGGCCGTGAGAGTGCCGCCATAGCTGTCTCTGTAGAAGAGGAAGGAGGGCCCGTTCACGGTTACCGTGGGCATGCTGTCGAAGATCCCTGCCATCAGGGGCCTCCTTAGGCTGCAGCCACGGCAGAGACGGCCACGCCTGCCAGCTTGTTGTCGAAGAGCTCGACGATGCCGTACTTGCGGTACTTCATCATCCAGGAGTCGAGGTCCTCGAGCTCGTCGGGGGAGAAGATGCGGCTCGCCACATGCTTGTCGAACTTGATGACTGCGCTCTTCTCGATGACCATGAAGTTGATGGCGCGGCCGTCAGTCGCCTTCGCATAGCCGAAGCCGTCGCTGCCTGCACCGGACTTGAGGGCGATCTTCGTGTAGAAGCGTGCCTGGGGCACCTCGACGATCTTCGCGAAGCGGGTGAGGACCCGGTTGCTCATGTTGGGGTTGGCGAGGGAGAAGTCGTCGAGCAGGCCCTTCAGGGTCGGAGTGATGAAGAGGTAGCGGCTCTCGGTCGTCACCTCGGCTTCGTCCATCGCGTTCGTCACGGCACGGAGGCGCTTGAGGACATCCTGGGCCGCGGCAGAGGTGAAGTTGTCCGTGTCGATGGTCACGCCCTTGTGGGAGGCGATCTGCGAGAAGGTGTAGGCATCGGCCTCGGGCGCCACCTGTGTGCGCTGGAGCTCGGCGCCTGCAGCCACGAAGCAGTCGAGGACGCCTGCCTCCTCCACATCCATGGTATCGGCGAGGAGCTTGATGCCGCGGTCATAGGCGAAGGTCTTCGTCTCGTAGGAGAAGTCGATGCTGCCTGTCTTGTAGCCTTCGTTGCGCACGTAGTCGCCGAGTCCCGTGACTGAGATCTTCGGGACAAGGATCTCCTTTGCATGCGCTCCTGCGCGCACCATCGTCTTCGGCGAGGTGAGGCAGCCGGATACGCTTGCCTTCTGGTACACCCTGTCGAGGATGCTCGTGTAGTTCTTCCTGAATTCGATCTTGTTCGGCATGCTTACTCCTTGCTCTCGTCAGTGAGGCCTGCAATCTGCTCCCAGCGGGCCATGTCGCGCGAGTCGCTTCCGCCGGATGCGCCTGCAGGTGCAAGGCCTGTGGATCCGCCTGTGGAGGAGCCGTGATTCTGCAAACCGTTCTGCAAAGTGCCTGGTACGTGCTGGTCGAAGAGCCAGGGCTCGGCTGCGACAAGGGCGGCCACATCGCCGTCATGCTCTTCGAGGAGGGCGCGAGCGGCCTTCACGGAACGGGCGCCTGCGGTCTCCAGGGCGTGGTCCACACGCTCGTCTTCCATCTGCTGCTTGAGGTCGGCGATCTGCTTGCTCAGGTCCTGGGCGGCCTTGGCGGATCTCGCTGCCTCTGCCACCTGTGCCGTGAGCTCGGCAATCTGGGCATCCTTCGCTGCGAGCTTAACCTCGTAGCTGTCCTTGCCGGTATCTACCTGCAGCTCCTCTTCCTGCTCGTCTTGCGCTTCGGCTTCGTTGCCGTCCGCCTGCTGCTCTGCGAGCTCCTTGTCCTGCGTCTCCTCGCCATTGTTGCCACCTTCCATTGGATCTGCCTTCCTGACAGGCGGGCAGCAAAAAGATGCCCGCACCTTTCTGGTACGGGCATCATCTGCGTACGTCACAACTAATACGGCTTGGATGGTTGTTCTTCTGCCGCACGATCTATGGGAGTTCTGACATCAATTCAGCAATTATAAAAAATGGCTGAGTACCTCCGGCATAGTTAGGCTCCCTGAACTGCAAACGGCTTAGGCAAGCTCGCAGGAAGCTTCGGCTGGACCGTGGCCGTGGCTGCGATGCCGGAGAGCGGGACATGCATGAGGCACATCTCGTGGAGGAGCTCCATGCAGGCATCGGAGGAGCTCCTGTGGCTGTATCTCCAGCTGTAGGAGTCCGCATATGACTGCAGGTGCTTCTTGGAGAGGCCGTGGAAGGCTCCCTCCACGTATGCCTTGAAGTTGGAGATGACCCTGTGGACCATGGGAAGCGAGGCATCGCCGTCCGAGCTGTCGTATTCCTTCTGCTCGAGGCCGCGGAAGGACGAGAGCCCGGCAGCTATGCCGCTCCAGGCATCCGCCCTTATCCTCGATGCATGGCAGAGGTGGTCGTGCCCGAACTGGCGCCATGAGTCTCCCGAGCAGTCCTGCGCGCACCGGATGGCGCACGATCCCCTCCCGGCAGGGGCCCTGTCGACGGCGGCAAGCATCGGCTGCTGCTCCGTGCCCCTTCCCCTCGTGCCTATATAGAAGTCGTCCGCCTCGATGCAGTCAGCAGCGAGGACGTTGAAGGCACTCCGATCTGGCCATCGCGCAGCGGATGCGCGCAAGGACGCGCCCTGCCGTCTTGTAGCTGCAGCCGATCTGGCGCTGCAGGGAGCATGCGCTGATGCCTGCCTTCTGGCTCGACATGAGCCAGATCGCCACGAACCACTTCCTGAGCTCGAGGTGGGTCCCTTCCATCATCGTGCCTGCGGTGACGCTGAACTGGCGGGAGCACTTCGTGCACTGCCACTTGTGGGCATGCCCGTGCACCTTGGAGCAGGTGCGGTTTCCGCATGCGGGGCAGACGAAGCCTCCGGGATGCCTCTCCTCGAGGAGCCTCCTCTCGCACGACTCCTCGTCAGGATATCTCTCCAGGAACTCCAGGAGCGTGCCCCTGCTCTCGCATTCCTTCCTGCTCAGTCCGCCTGCATGGCCCTTCGCCATTGCTTCCTCCGCTCTTCCGGATGCATCAGCCGTTCATCCATATGATGCAGCGGAGCGGCGACAGGAATTCCTGCGGTTATGCCGGAGGTCCTCAGCCATTTTATAAAATTATACATATTGAATAAAATATTGAATAGTCAACCAGAGTGCGGACGTTCGCGCTTCCTTGAGCTGCGGTAATGTGCATCGGTGAGCATCAGATGGCGAAGGACCCTTGCGGTCTTCGGCCACCTCTCGTCAGCCTGCTTGACCCGGAAGAGATAGACGTACCAGTTGAGATACTCCTGGAGGTTCGAGGTCTTCATGCCCACATAGCCCTCCACGAAGCGCCTTATCCAGGCACACAGGCTGTTGACCATCTTCATGCCCTCGAGATAGTCCGGATCCTCGGTGTCGGCCTTGAATGCGATGTTGGCCCCTTTCACGGCCCTGACGAGGGGGCTGTGGGCGCGCTCCTTGTCGTGGATGATCGTTGTCCCCTCGGCTATGTGGCCCTCCAGGGCCTCCCTGACCCTCTTCCCGCTCGGCTTCCCGTGCCCGCACACGACCGCGACGGGGTTCTTGTGCACGTCGATCGCTACGGATATGCATATGAGGTTGCGCGACAGCCCGCGCATCACGTGGTATCCGGCAGTGTTCTTCAGGGTCGAGTCCTCGATGTACATCTCGTCTATCCAGCACCTGTCGCACAGCACTATGCGCTCCTGGTAGGCGCCGAGCGTGGACATCACTCTGTGCCGCCATTCGAAGGCCGTCTGGTGGGAGATGCCGCATGCCTCGGCGGCGAGGTCGAGCTGGGCGTTGTAGCACATGAGCCGGACGAACTGCGCCCAGGCCGGAAAATCCTTCTTGGACCCCTCGGAGACGGTGCCGGTGAGCGCCGTATAAGTCCTGCCGCATCCGGTGCACACCCAGCGCCTCCTTCCGGAGGGGGTGGACGAATCGCGGCTGTTGTGCTCGTGGTGGCACCAGGGTCATCTGGGGTCGGGCTTCCAGGCGCCGGCTGCTTCGTCGAACGTCCCGAAGCCGATCTCCTCGCGGCACCTTCTCGCGGCGACAGCGGAGGCGAGCTCGGCGAACTGTGCAGCCGGAAGCTCCTCCACCATGCCGCCGTAGGGGTTCTTGCGGCGCGGCATGATCACTCATCCTGTCCGCCAGCGGGTCCATCCGTCCAGGATGTCGCCAAACACGAAGACGGATGGGCCCGCTGGCGATTTCGTGTTTGGCGATGCGATCATACCATCAGGCGTGCCTGGCGGCCAGGCCATTCGGGCCGCCTCTATCCGCACTCTGGTTGACTATTCAAATAAAATATTATGTATATAGAAATTTTTGAATTAATGAGCAAATAGCGCGGCACATATCTACAAAACGAGAATGAAATATAAATGCGCTTAAAAGGTCTAGAAGTTCACTGAGCGAGAGAATTGGAGCCGCACAATGGCATATTAGTCAGCTGGCGATATAATTTCGCTACTTGCGAACATAGAGACAATGGAGCGGTTTGATGTTCGATTTAATTAATGAATTTTATAAAAAGACCTCTGAAATGAATATAGATTGGATTGCAAAGGGCTTTCTCTTTCGCGACATGTCGGTCTATACGATCAATCATGATACAAAATTGCTCGGCAGGATTTTTGAGATGCTTTCAGAACCTATCTTAAGAGAGATAGCCGCGGAGCATGATTACACATTAGAAACTCCGCAACAGCAAAACTATTATCCAGATTTCATTCTGACGCCAAGAGGCGAGGAGAGCCATCGTGTCGCTGTCGATATTAAATCCACGTATAGAACGTATAAATCCGACGGAAGTTTAAGTCCATATAAATTTACGTTAGGTTCTTATGCATCATTCTTACGTAATGGGGATAAAAATATTGCATATCCTTATGATCAGTTTGACAGACATTTCGTTATTGGGTTTGTCTACGACAGAAACGAAGAGGCACAAGCGGCTATTCCATGCACCATAAAGTCGATTGCTAATGCGCCGGAACCATATAGCAATGTGGACTTCTTTATCCAGGAGAAATATAAGATTGCGGGTTTTAATACGGGTAGTGGTAATACAGAGAATATTGGGACTCAGCCTTTTGCTGATATAGAAGACTTCAAGGAAGGAAATGGCCCATTTGCGGAAATGGGCAATGATGTTTTTGAGTTCTATTGGCGTAATTACCCACGGTATAAGGCTACCGAAAAGCCATATACGGGATTCAGGACATTTGCTCAATGGGTAGAGTCAAATGACGATGTGGATCCCAACATAAAAAAGAAGGTAAGAGATTACCTGAATAATTACAAGGAATCATCTTGATGCAAATATAAGTCTGGGCTTAACTAAACACAGTCCGTACATGGGCAACTTACGGCGCAGGAAAAAATGGGTCTACCTGCAGATACAGGCACCTGGCAGCAACACGTTTTGTCCTATAATCCCCAATCGAACAGGCTTTTTGCAATCTTTGTTATAAATGGTTACATTGCATGTGCATAAATTAGTCTGGACAGGATCTGATGCTTATTGGGTTCTGTCCAGACTATTTCTAATAGCAGTCAACTCAATGAGGCTTAACGAGCAGCGCTTCAATCATTGCATTCCTCAGTGATTCTTTGGAACCTACATGATAGAAGTGCGAGAATTCGTGGCATTCAAAATCTGGCCAACATTCAGAAATATGAGTATTCTTTCTGTATTTATTTTCTTTCCACATTGACAGATATACTTGAGCATCCGTCTCATGCGCGACTTTTGCTAAATCTTGTGCTTCAGATTCTGGCCATTCGCCTACGTAATTGGTGTCACGACCGATATATGGGGGATCAAGATAAACACAATCATTTTTACCGGGGAGTCGCATCAGAGTACGCCAATCACAGACTTCGAACTTCCAGTCGCGACCGCTCATTACTTCGGATACGTTTTCTATTTGATTGCATATTTTAGTGATATATGCTTTTGAAAATCTGTTTGGCTTCTTGCAAAAAGGTACATTGAATTTGCCGCTTTTATTGAAGCGCATGATGCCATTGAAACAGGATCTATTTAGAAAGATAAGGTCATATGGAGAATGCTCATTGTTGAAGCGCTCTCTGACTTCGTAGTAGTAATCGACGCCACCATCTTCCAGTTTTGGAGCCTCTTTTTCTAAAAACATCCTCATGCTCAGCGCGCTGATTGTACCGTTTTGAACTTGACGATAGAAGTCGATGATGTATTGGTTTCTATCGCTAACAATGGCATGATCTGGCAGCATATTGAATAAAACCACTCCACTACCGAGAAATGGTTCATACCAAACGCCATTGCCATCCCAATCAATCGTGTCCTTAATAAAGGGGACTAGCTTAGTCTTTATGCCTTGGCATTTAATTGGCGGAACAAGTGTAGTCAAGTCATTGTCCTATCTAGTGGAATCCTCGCATGTATTACAGAAAATCAAAGCGCGAGAAGTATTGCACTGCGATTTTAGAACAGTATTGAATGACCGCTGGACAAAATTCCTGATTCAACGCATGACACATGTATCTAAGTGCTATCGATGTCTAAGGCCTCCTAAATTTAGGCAAACAGGACGATTATCGACGTCCATCCGCCAGCGACTCCGCTCCGGCCGTGTCTCCGGGGCGGAATGTGCCACGGGCTACGCGCGCCTGCAATGCTGCCTGGGGCAGGCCGAGGCTTCTCCGCGGCCAGGTCTTCGGCCGCCCATGGCAGCCAGCCAGCTTCCGCGCATGTCTTCGGCCGCCCGGCCTCAGCCACGCGCTCCAGCCGTCTGCCATGGGTCCCCGGCCTCAGCCCTGCCCGCTCCGTCGCACGGCCTGCCTGCAGAATCCACATTTCGGCGCGCTACGCCCGTGTCACGTCCGCCCAACGGCTCCACGTCTTGCGCTCCGGCGCTGGCGGATGGGTATCTCGTCCCGGGCTGCAGAAATCTGACAACGAGCTCTTCCGGGCTTGCCTGACGTTGTCCCGGATTCTTTGCCGGCTGCACTGACGCAGGTGCCTATGTCTCGCGCCGCGGGTCTGCGTCTCTCGTCCTGCGAGATCCACGCCGCGTCGAGTCTGCCCTCGTGACTCCTGTCTTCGCCATGACTGCAGCGTTGTTTGCCGATAGTGGAGACGCCATTGTCCCCGGATCTGCCATACTTCTCATGCTGTGGCTGGCTGTATCGGCCTGTGGTTCTGCAGCTCTCGCCATGCTCCACGCTCTGGCATTGCTGCCATCTCCAGGCACCGTGTGCCCTGCTGCGCATCTCAGCTGTTAGATGGCCCTTCGCAATATCATCGGCGGTAAGGCGGATTGTCTGATGGGAGGCACTCATGCAGTACTGCAAGGGGATCAACCTGTACGAGCTTGATGGCGAGAAGAGGCTGCTCGAGTGGGGGATGAAGCCCGACGGCGAGGTCTACATCTTCGAGAAATGTGAGGGCGACCTCACCGAGTTCGCCTACGACTCGAAGACCCACGTGACCGAGATCTCGTTTGTGCCGACCGAGAGCTATGGCATAAGGGATGTTGCCGAGCGTGCCGAGGGTACAAGTGATGACTCCTATATCGACGACTTCACAGGCGCCCTGGGGCTCTGGGGCATCCCATATACGCAGCAGGTGACGGATACGTACATGCCTGCCTGAGCTGCTTGTACAAGAGCATAAGGGCAGGGCGAGAAGAGCGTATGCTTGCGGCCCTCTGCTGTCGGCAGTGAGCCCCTCTGAGGCCTCCAGACGTGCGGTTCTGGCCCATATGGACAAGAATGCGTTGCACGTACCGCAGGCGCGCAGAGGGGCTCTTGGGGTCTTGTTGGGCATGCTTGGGATGACGGTCTGCCTCGCATTGCAAGAGCTCGTGTCGAGAAGAGCGTGTGCTTGTGGCTCTGCCTGTTTGGCCGGGTATGGGACGGGAAGAGATCCGGGCTTGAGCCGGATCCAGATGGAGGATGGCGAGAAGGACGTGGAGTGGCAGGGCGCAGCGGCGCAGGCCGGTCTTCGGCCGCCCAGGGCAGCCGGCTTGCGCTTGCGTGTCTTCGGCCGCCCGCGCTAAGCCCGCGTTGCGGTCTTGCGCGGGTCCTGGGCCTCAGCCACGCGCTCCAGCCGTCTGCCCTGGGTCCCCGGCCTCAGCCCCGCCAGCGCCGCTGCGCCCTGCCTCGTGAATGCCTGCGTCGCCGTACCACTTGCTCCGATATTCCTCGGGCCGCATGAGGCCGGCTGCGACCTCCTGCATGTCGAGCTGCTTCTCCGAGCCGGTATCCTGGATGATGCTGTCGTCCCATATGACGCGCATATCGCCCTCATCGGGAATATGGGCGCCCATGCTCCTCGCGCACGCCATGGCTGCCCTGGCGACGCCTGTGAGGGCTCCCTGCAGGCCATTCTCGTTCTTCCTGATGTTCCTCATCAGGGCGCTATTGTCGCTCGATACCTCGGTGGCAGTCTTCACATAGCCGACGTTGTCGAGGTCGAAGTAGTTCGTGCCGAGGCCGCAGAGGTCGCCCAGGATCTGCAGGGCGAGCCTGAATGCCTGCACCTGGCTGTCGGTCCTGAGCGCAGGCGCGAACTCCGAGATCGTGTCCTCGGTCGACATAACCTTGCGGAACACGGTGCAGTCGCCCTTGCCGAAGGGGATGGGGATCCTCCTGCCGTCGTCGTCCTTCTGCTGGTCGAACATCACATCCGAAAGGAAGACGCGCATCTTGCCAGAGTCGATCTCGGAGATCATCGCGTCATAGCAGAGGTCGACGCTCTGCACAGCATCGATGGCATCCGCGAAGATCGATTGGCCATAGGGCGAGAAGTCCACGCGCGTGTTGGGCATGGCAGGCTTCACGATGCCGAAGGTAGGTGTGGTACAGCCGGTATCTATCTCGGGCAGGACTCCTGGCACGCTCATCTCCCTGCCGTCCTTGTCGAAGCAGACAGTGCGGATCCTGTAGGTAGAGGAAGAGGGCGAGCAGAGCGTATGCTCGCCACCAACCATGTGCATCTGCAGCTGGTCTACAGGGCTGCCGCCGACATAGGCACGCGTGACAAAAGCGCACTCCCTGATGCCTTCGCTGTCCCAGCTGAGAGGGACGACCATGCGGGCGTCGTAGTGGCGGATCTTGACGAGGTTGCGTGCGGTATCGAGCCAGAGGGCAAAGGCGCCTGTACCGAGCCCGTAGGCCCTCATGACGGTCTCCTGGGCCTGCCCCCAGAAGTTCTGTGCCGAGAAGAACTTGGAGATCCAGTCCGTGCATTCCTGGCTCTCGCAGGCGATGGTCGTCTTCTCGTCGAGTAGGAGGCTGCCCCACTCCCTGCACACGCGCATGGCAGGCATGATGGTCCTCCTGTGGACCTGATAGAGGCGGCCGAAGCCATCGGTGTCCTTGTAGTCGTAGAACTCGCCTTCGGCGCGCATCCACGTGTCCCAGGTGCGTATGTGCTCCTCCATGTCCTCCAGGGCCATTGTGGAGTAGCCCTGTGCGCGCAGATAGCCCCTCACGCATTCTGGCACCCAGTAGATATCGCCCCTATGCCCCATGCCATGCCTCCCCGACGTTCTGGATTCATATCGCGAGAAGAGAATCGCGTTGCGTCACAAAGGGTGGCTCTGGTTAGTGCCTGTATGGGGGCTATGGGGCTTGTGGCATTAGTAAGGACTAGGGCGAGAAGAGCGTATGGTTGCGGCCGTGTCCTGTGAACGCCGCTGGTCCCCGTTATCAGCCAGGTAATCCTTGTCATGGTCCTTCGATTCGGCCAGCGGCAAGCATTGGTTAATTTCTCCCCGTTCATCCGCGGAAACCGTTCGGTGATGCAACTAGTTGCTTCTGCTGCGTTTTGTTGTCGTCGGGATGGATATCATGTGCGGTAGTTCTTTAAGTTTCCTTTTTACTTGTAGGAGGAATTATGAACAAGCTCGGCGTCGCTCTTCTCACTGGCGTTCTGGCCATCTCCCTGACGGCTTGCGGCTCGACTTCGTCTGGCACTAAGTCGAGCGATACCGCCTCCACTTCGACTCAGTCTGCTGAGTCTGAGTCCAGTACTTCTTCAAAAGGCTCCAGCACCTCTACGAAGGATTCGAGCACGACGACGCAGGCGCCGTCCTCTTCTTCTACAAGCTCTGCCACTACTACCGCACCTGATACTTCCAATGCGACCCAGAGCCAGCGTCAGGCCCTTGCGTCAGCAAAGAAGTATCTCGCCATGAAGGGCTTCTCCTATCAGGGCCTCATCGATCAGCTGTCATCGCAGTATGGCGATAAGTTCTCGGTCGATGATGCGACATACGCTGCCGATAACTGCGGAGCCGATTGGAACCAGGAAGCGCTGGAAGCCGCCAAGTCCTATATCGCCATGAAAGGCTTCTCGTATCAGGGACTCATTGACCAGCTCTCCTCAAGCGCGGGCGATAAGTTCACGGTCGACCAGGCTACCTATGCTGCTGATAACTGCGGTGCCGACTGGAATCAGGAGGCTGTGCAGGCTGGCCAGGATTACCTCAAGATGATGAGCTTCTCGAGGGATGGCCTCATTGAGCAGTTGTCCTCCAGTGCTGGCGACAAGTTCACAGTCGATCAGGCTACTTATGCTGCAGATCAGCTTGGCCTGTAGGAACTGTAGCGGGACATCGTACGAAGTTTGAAGGATGAGGATCCGTCTGCGGTGTTGTCTGCCGGTCGGATCCTCTCTGTTTCTAGATAAAAAGTCGGGTCGAGAAGTGTCAGGAGGCCTCAATGTCTGATGAACACACAGACGCTCGCATCGCACAGCTTACCAAGCTGCGCGACAGTGGGACCATAAGCGAGAAGGACTATAAGGAGTTGGTCCTTGCGGCTCTAGATGGTGCCGACGTATCGGATGATGCAGGTGACAATGTCGCTGCAGAGTCATTGGGTGAGACACCTGATGAGGTAGCAGAGCCGGATGCCTCTGGCAATTCCGATAAGGATGAAGACGCAGCAGTGCCGTCGTCATCGCAGCAGGAACCTGCCTCTGATAGCGATAAGCAGGCTAAAAAGCCATGGTATAAGCGTCCTGGGCCATTGGCGGTGATGATTGCGTGCGCTGTAGTGGCCGTTATCCTCATTGTGCTGACGGTAAACCCGATTGCAATGAAGCCCGAGAATACCAGTGAAGCATATTGGGAAGCTGGTAAGCAGGCAGTCCAGATAGTGCAGGACTACAAGGATGATAAGATCACTTCGCAGAATACGGTAGACAAGCTCAATGTAGTTCTCTTGTCCCTACCTTCTACGACTCCGGAAGAGGAAGCGAAGGGTGATGATGCACAGGCTAAGGCCAAGGCGTCTGCGGTGAAGGCCAAAGACGAGCATATACGAAACTGCATTCATTCCGTGATGTACGACATTCAGTATTCGATTGTGGCGTCCCATATTGGCGGCAGCGGAAAGTCTATAGATAGCGATTTCGCTGCTCTGAAGAAGGCGGTTGGATATCAATAGGCTCCATAGAGATAGTGCTGCATTCCTTGTAGCAAAGTGAGCAGAGCGGAAGTTTATAAGCTTGCGGCCTTGTGTCGCAAGCTTTTTGTTTGTGCCACATTGACGGTGATGCGATTTAAGAACAGGTATTCTGCAGAGTGATAAGGGAGAAACCAGGTGGCTGTGAGCACTTTCGTTAGGTTTTCTCTGTATTGAGATGTTTGCTGCCAATTCATCTGGAGCCTCTGTTGCAGCTGGTCCGGCAGTCGATAGGAGCTTGCCGTAATACACTATCAAAAGTGCTATTGCTTCTCTGTAATGCGCTTATGGGGGCTGCAAGTTATTCTGATCCAGCTTTAACGGGCGATAAGGACCTGGGGCTGCAGGTCTCTGCGGATCCAGCATTTGGTGGCGAGAAGAGCTGCCGGGCTGCAGCCCCATGCGGCGGATCCTAATGCGGCTGGCCTTGGCGTCGTTAAGGACGTCGGGCTGCAGCTGCATCTGGGCGATGCTGCCGCCGTGTTGCTGTCTCGTGTGGGCTTATCCACAGTGGTCCTACTGCGCATTACTGCGCATTACTGCGAACTACTGCAAACCTGGCTTCGCAGTGATGCCAGCAGGCGTGGTGCGTGCGCATATGTGCGCTGCTATGGTCGGTGCTATTCATGTCGAGAAGAGCGTGGGCTTGGCTCTCTATGGTGCTGCAGGTGCTATGGATGGCGATAAGGGCGCGTGGCTTGCGGCCCATTCTGTTGGCGCTCATGCCGATAAGATTGTTGCGCTAGGGACTTTGGCTGATGGTGCCTATGCCGATAAGGTCGTTGGGCTTCTGGCCGCTCTCGTTTTGGCTTATGTCGAGAAGAGCGTATGGTCGCGGCCGCATCCTTTGAGGATGCAGGGCGCCTCTAGGCTCCTCTGAGTACGTCGTCCATGACTGCGTATCTCACAGCGTCGATAGAGTGGTCGTTCCCGTCGGGAATCTCGTCTATCCAGGTGCCGTCACGGTCGCGCTCGAACTCCTTCAGGCGGAACTCTTCATAGGCGAGAGGGCATCTGACGGGATCGATGACGATCTCGCGCAGTCCCGCGAGCCATTCGTAGGAGAGCCTTCTCATGTTGCTCTTGCGGGCAGGGCGTATGCGCAGGTGCGCCTCCCTCCTGTATACCGCCATCGACTGCTTGCCGTCGGGCGTGTCGTCGCACCATATCAGCTCGTCATGCAGGTAGGGCTCCTCCTTCCCGTCATCCGAGAAGGTCAGAGCGTCTGCGACCATGGTCGCGGTCTCTGCAGGCGTCTTCCTGTTCGCCGAGAGCTCCTGGAAGAGGTAGAGCCTCCTCTCGCCGGGAATCCAGCCGGCACGCACGAAGCGGAAGGGATCGGGAAACCAGCCCCAGTCGATTCCGGATCTCGTTCTCGAGAAGCTCCGGCACTCCGCATCCGATAGCCGCTGGCCCCTGACGTTGCCGAAGACGCTGCCGCCCGTGCCTGTGACCTCGCCGAGATATTCGGACCTCCAGGCGCGCTCGTCGACGTCGTGCAGGTACTCTGCCTCCTCGATGAAGGGTGCGCCGAGCCATTCGGGATGGGTGTCGATGACATCGAGATAGGAGGATTGCCTCACGAGCGTGTCGCTTCTCTGCTCGCGCTCGATCTCCTCGCGGTTGACCCAGGACCAGAGCGTGCGGGGAGGGTTGTAGGAGTAGAAGATCCAGAAGTCGTCTCCTCCTCGCCTGAGGGAGTTCAAGATCGAGCGCACGGCATCGATGCCATCGAACTGGTCGAGCTCCTCGAACCAGATGACGGCAGCGTAGCCGTGGCCGAATTTCGTACCCTTCAATTTGAGAGGATCGTCAGCCCCGCGGAAGACAATCCTCTGGCCTGTAGGCAGATAGGTGAGCTCCATGGGGGAGACCCGTGCCCTGAAGTACTTCTCGAGGCCGAGCTCCGAGATGGCCCACTGGACTTGCTCGAAGACGCTGTCGCGCAGGGTGTTCGAGAAGCGGCGGATCACCACGGCGTTCGCGTCTTCGTGGGCGAGAAGGACAAGGAGGATCGCGACCGATATGAAGGAGCTCTTTGTGCTGCCTCGCCCGCCGTGGAGCCAGTAGTGGGTATGCCCGTGGCACATGACGTCGCCGAGGACGTCGTGGAAAGCGGGGATGATGAGGCTGCTCACGTCGATCTTCATCGCGCATCTCCATCTGACGGATGAAGGTCGGGGCGAGAAGGACGCAGGGCTTGCTTCCCATCTGGGCGAGAAGAGCTTGGGGCTCCGCCGTCTTCTGGGCGAGAAGGACGGGAGGGTCCATCTCCACCAGGATTTGTCAGATGTCGAGAAGAGCCAGGGGCTTCGGGCCCGTTGTCGAGTTCATGCCGAGAAGAGCTAGGGGCAGCGTCCACAGGATTCTGCTCATGGCGAGAAGAGCGCGGGGCTTCGTCGTCCTCGTCGAAGGAGAGGTTGAGCTTCTCCTGCACAGGCTTGGCCACGACGCCGAGCACGATGCGGGGAGTGTCGCCTGCGCCTTCGTCCTCGCGGCGACGGTCGGCCTTGCCGTATTCGTCTGGATACTTGCGCTCGAGGAGCCAGGCGGCTGCCGTCCAGTACTGATTTCTTGCCAATGCCGCGGCGCGGATCGTCGTGAGGAGGGTGTGCTTGAACTCTGCCTCCTCCTTTTTTAGTCCGTCGCTTAATTCGCGCTGCAGCTTGTTCTTGGGCTCGCCGATCCAGCGGTAGAACGTGGATGGGTGGATTCCCAGGGCGCAGATGATGTCGGCATCTGCCAGCCCGTCGCCCTTGAGCTTGATGGCCTCTGCCACCATCTCTTCTGTCAATTTCGCTCTTCTTGCCATACAAGGCCACCTCCTCGTCGGTCACTTTTCAAGGCTACATGCTCGCAGGCGGTCACAATGAGCCAGAGACACAAGGAGAGGGTCCCAGGCTGCCCTGGGACCCTCTGTCAGTCCTTCTTCTTCCTGTTACGCTCGCGCCGGTTCGGCAGGTGGTACTTGTCGCACAGGCGCTTGTTGGCCTGGCGCAGCGCCTCGCGCTCCCGGTGCATGGCTTCGAGCTCCTCGGAGTCGCCCTCTGCTGCCAGGCGCTCCTGCTCCAGGAGCTCATGGAAGGCACGCTCCTCCTCAAGATGCAGAAGCTCGCTGCACTTCCTGCAGAGCCCCGTCGAGCGGTTGATCTTGACGCCTGTGGCACCACATCCCGGGCAGACGCTCCTCACCATGAGCGAGACATGGTTCCTACTCGCACGGGACTCGATGGCCTTCACGGAATGTCGGACGCCGCACTCCTTCCAGATCCGGTCTGCCACCACCTCGGCGCCGAGATAGCTGTAGGCGCGCAGCACGTCGTCCTGCTCCTCGTCCCATCTCATCTGGTGACACCTCCCTCGCCGTCACCGGCTGCCTGGTGACGGATTCGGGGCCATCTGCCTGTGCAGATGCACGCTGTCACCATGTCACCAGGCATCGGAAGGGAAGGGCTGCTCCATGCGCGCGCGTGCGCGCGCATGTGCGCGATGCGATGCTGGGGATGAATGACGATGACTTTGGTGACAATAGGGATGGGAAGGGCTTCTGCCTGCAGGTTTTTCGGGCTCATCTGTCACCACTCCTGTCACCGGAAGGAGATGCAGCAGGTGACATGGGTGACGCGTCTCCGTCGCTGTGGCCCAGGAGCTCCTCGACCGCCGCATAGTCGATGCAGACGCACCAGATCCTGCCGCCGCTGCGGAGCCGCCTCTGACGGGTGAAGCGCCGTCCATGGTCGGTCACCACAAGAAGCCCCTCGTCGCTCATGCGCCTGAGCGTCTTCTGGCAGTCGAAGTTCGCCCGGGCGAGGGCCGTTTCCAGCACGCTCTGGAAGACGCACCAGATCTTGCCGGTCCCGCGCTGCTCGATCATGCCCCAGCGGTCGAGCCGGTCGAGCTCGGCCGAGTCCTCGAAGTGGAGCGAGTTCTCGACGAGCCACTCGGCAATGAACTGGATGGCCTTCATGTCGGTATCGCCGCCGTCGGATCCGGTCGCGTTGCCCAGGATCCAGGCGGAGAGCGTCAAGGCATCGGAGATGCACGAGTCCCAGTCCTCGTTGCCGAACACATAGAAGGATGCGAGGGCATCGGCCAGGGCAAGGAGGGCGACGTTGTCGGCCTGAGGATGGCCGCCTGCAATGCGTCCCACCTCCTGGCGGATGCGGGCGAGCTCGGTGCGGTACCACTCTGGCGTGTTGTTACGAAGCATACGAATATATGTACGTCCCGCGGTCCCATGCTGGGCTGCGACAAGATGGTGCATCGCCTGGGCGTCGCGCACGTCGGAGAAGGGCTCGGCGTTGAGCTCGAGCGTCCTGTTGGCAGCGCCCTGCTGGGTGGATCCGCCGACGATGGGGATCTCGCCTGTCGCAATGGTGAGCGACTTCCAGGATCCTGCCCTCATCATGGAGCGGTCGTTGTTGAGGGCTCCCCGCTCATGGCCAAGGCTCAGGCTGTAGAGCAGGTCCTCGACGATCTGGCGCTTGGCGCACTGGCCTCCTGGCGCGCTCTTCGACTGGAGCTCGTCTATGATCACAGGCACGTCGTGCAGGAGCGCCGCTGCGCGCACGATCGACTTCGGCGTGTCTGCGAAGGTCCTGAAGTAGGAATCGGACCCTTCTGTCGGGTCTCCCCAGACAGACCCTGCTGCCTTGAGCGTCGGTGTCTTGCCGCTTCTGGAGCGGCCCCAGAGATAGACAATGAAGGTCTGGACGCCGACGAGCGAGACGAGAGGGCTCGCGAAGCTCGCTGCAAGGACTGTCCTGAATGCAGGAGATGCCTTGCGCATGGCTTCCATGCCTGCCACCCAATCTGCCAGGGTGCCTGCCGGCTCCATGAAGGGCTTGGCCTTGAGCGCCTCGTCGGGGGAGGGGTCGAAGCGCATCGTGCCTCCTGCGTCATAGGGCATGAAGGATCCGAGCGGCTTGTCGGTCCAACCGAGATGGCGGACGCTCCAGGCAGCCGGACGGATGTCTCCGAGCCGTCTCTCGCAATCGGTGAGGTAGCGCACGACCTCCTTGCAGTTCGAGGAGGAGACGTTCGCGCCCATGGGAGCAAGGGCAGAGATTGCGCGATTCTGGTTGAGGAGGACGTCGCGGTCCATGGCACGCTCGCGGAGCTTTCCATGTACGCGCAGGCGCACGAGGGCGCGCATGTCGTGGGTATCGACATCCACGAGATCGAGCGCCACCCAGGGCGCCGTCGATGAGACGCTTCTCTTTGGCTCGCCCTCGGCATCGACTGCCCAGAGCCGTCCCTGCTTGTCGACCTTCCATCCCTCGACCGAAGGCGCATGGTTGGGATCGAAGACAGGGACGTCGGCTTCGGCTGCTGCCTTGCTGCCTTGTGTGTCGGCAGACAATACAGACGAACATATGTTTGTACCATTGCCGGATGTCTTCTGGTTGTGGTCTCCTGCAGGCCTGGCAGATCTTGGCTTGTAGAAATCCTGGCAGCCCTCGATTGCGTGCTCTATGGTCTGGGCGCCATATGTCGAGGTACCACGTCTGGAGTCCCATTTGTCGCGCATGAGGCCGGAAACGCGGAAGATACGGTCGATCCTTTCGGCGTCTCCCGCACACCAGAAGGCCAGATGCGAGCAGAGCGCCATGTCGGCTGCGGAGTGGTCGTTTCCCTGTGCTGACATGTCTCCGTCCATGAGGGCGCGGATGGCAGCGCCCGAGGTTGAGGCGTAAGCGCGCTCCAGGAGATCCGCGTCCGAGAGGGCAGGGGAGCCTGCAGCCTGGTTCGTAGCTGCCTCGGCGCTATTCGCTTGAGCAAGGTTGCGTTGCTCGGTCGGCTTGCGGTATTCCGGATCTATCCAGAGCCGGTATGCCTTCTCAATGACAGCCGGATTGGATCCGAGCGTGTTGTTGCCCTCGAAGACGTTTCCCGTCACGGTGAAGTACCGGTCATGGTCATACATCTCGACAGGGCCCTTGCGGCTCTTGGAGGCGCCTTCGGGCTTCTGGCCTTCGAAGATGAGATGGAGGCCATCGTCTGAGGGCGATACCTCGACGTAGGTGTGGGCCTGGCTCACCACCCAGCGGTAGGCGTCGGCCAGATGCCCGTCTGCGATAACGTGGTCGAGATCGAGGCCCGTGAAGCGCCGGTCGGGACCGAAGACGAAGCCGACACCGGAAGCGTGCCAGCGCTCCACGGCTAAGGAGGCCTCGTCGAATGATGCCCAGGTGGAAGGATCGGTGCTTGATGCCATCTTGCCGGTCCTAGGATCCACCGGCAGCTTCGTGATGCGTCCGTTCCTGGTCTGCCGCTTCCAGCACACCCAGCGGGGCTCGCGGCGCAGCCCTTCGGGAATCTTGCCCATATCAGCCATCGGCATCCACCTTACGCAGGATGCGGGCTAGAGCGCAGCATGGCTTGCGCCATGCCCGCCGTCGTCTGTGGCCCTGCGGCGTGCAGCGGCCCTTGCGTTGGGCAGGACCTCGTCCACAGGGATGAGCCAGCGTCCGCCTACCCTGTCGGCCGGGATCCTGCCTTCCGTGATGCCTCGGCGGATCGTGTTGACGTGCTCGCCTGTCAGCTCCGAGAGCTGCCTGGGGGTGATCAGCTGAGGCAGTTCGTTGATGCTCATGCCTTCTCCCTCTCTTCGATTGGTCTCCGGATGGATGCGCCGTGCTTCAGTGGCTGAGGAGGAGCGCTCACTGAACGGTCGCTGAAATGCGGCGTGATGGCGAATATATCACGGAATGTTTCATATTGCGATATGTTGTCTTATAGAGTGAGTCAATACGTACCGTTTAGCTTCTCGATAAGTTATTTTCTGGTACAATATGTTGCGAAGCGTTGTGTTTGGGAATCGGCGAGCGGCTGGTACCGCTCCACGTTTCCTCCACATTCTGAAAGGTGGTGCGCTATGGCAGGAGGACTGAAGGAGTTGCGCAGGGCGGCGGGCTTCGCCTCCGCGCGCCAGTTCGCGGAGTCCCATGGCATCTCTGCAGCGACCTACACGCGCTACGAGAAGGATCCCGGGCACATCCCCATAAGGGCAGCCTGGGAGCTTGCCGATGCCCTGGGCGTGACCATCGACCAGATTGTCGGGCGGGGTGCAGGCGTGCAGGAGAAGCCCGAGGTCGAGGTACAGCGCGCCTTCGACAGCCTGTCGCCGAGGTCCCAGGAAGAGCTCCTCGACCTCATCGAGGTCTTCCGCCAGCGGGACGAGCGCGACAGACGCAACGCAGCCATGAAGGCAGAGGCGTACTGGGAGCTCCTCGAGTCGCGCATAGAACGCTGCTATCTCGACAGGCTGGATGCCGGAGAGGGGAAGCCCGACCCGCTCCTGCTCACTGGCACGAGCGAAGAGCTCAGGTCCGGCTTCGAGAGCCTGGCCCGCGAATGGCTTATCGATACCGAGGCTCCCATGAACCCCTATGCACAGGATGTGCGCGGCGAGGGAGCGGTGGCCGCAGTGATGGATGCCTACGACCGCATGCATGGCAGCTATACGGATGACGGAGGCATGACCATCAGCTGGACGCTGAAGCCGCCTGCATCCGGGAGGGGAGAGGAGAGCGCTCAGAACAGATAGCCAGAAAACAGGTGGGGCTCCAGGAGCTGGCACTCCTGAAGCCCGCATGTCCAATCCGGAGACCAATCCAAGAGAGGACGGTGACATTGTATGTCATCTGTCAGATTCACGTCCAAGCCCGAGTCCCACGCCGGCGCCAAGAGGCCGCTTCAGCGGCTGCGCCGAGAGGCCGGCTACCGCAGCGCCCGCGAGCTCGCCGAGAAGCTCAGCATCCCGCCCAGCACCTATGCCCGCTACGAGCGCACCCCAGAAGGCCCCGACTGCGGGATCCCTCTAGCGAACGCCTGGGCAATAGCAGATGCCCTCGGCTGCAGCATCGATGCCGTCGTCGGCCGAGAGGATATCGACCATCCGCGCGAGACCACGCTCGACGAACGCGCCTCCAGGCTCTCGCGCAGCTCCCGTGCCACGCTCGACGACATGCTCGACTTCCTCGAGGCCCGCGATGCCGCAGATGCCTCAATGCAGAGAAGGGCGGCGAGATAGGATGGCGGAGCATGCGGCCAAAGGCTTCATTATCCAGATGGAGAAGGACAAACCCAAAAAGAAGTGCCGTAAATGGCAGCTCCGCGTCTCGCTCGGCAAGGACCCGCGGACCGGAAAATATCGCACCAAGAGCAGGCGCTTCGAGGGCACCTATTCGGAAGCCAAGATTGCGCTTGCCAAGTTCATAGAGGAAATCGAGAGAGGCGATGTGCAGCCTCGGACCTCATATACCTTCAGGGAATACTCCGAGCGCTATCTTGAGCGCAGGAGGATGAGACACGAGGTGGCTGAGACGACCCTTCAGCGCCAGGGTTTTCAGTTCCATGTCGCCTGCTCCCACATCGGGAACATGAAGCTCGAGAGCATAAAGCCGGAAACGCTCGAGAACATGTATATGGCCATGATGAGGGGAGAGACGCTTTCCGGCAGGCCGTCGGGCGGATCCTACGTCAACCAGATGCACGACAACATCAGACTGGTCTTCCAAGCTGCTGTAGAGGAAGGCATCCTTGCGTCCAACCCTTGCGACAGGGCGAGACCGCCAAAGATGGATACAAAGCCCAAGAAGGCTATCGACCCGGCAAAGGCGCACGAGTTCATCGAGGAGCTCGACCCGTCAGAGCCGAGGGATTGCGCCTATCTGCTGGCAATCACGATGGGGCTGCGCTGCGGCGAGGTGTGCGGACTGTCCTGGGGCGACATCAACTGGGACATGCACATAGCCGATATCAGCCATTCTTATGACAGGCTCGGCAATCTGAAGGAGCCTAAGACCAAGGCTGGTGTGCGCCTACTGCCACTGCCGAGTGTGACCTATGATGCCCTGAAGACCATGAAGGCGGCGCAGGCAAGCCAGTTCGAGAAGACCAACCGATATCGCAAGCCAGAAGAAGGCTATCTTGTCCAGGACGAGTCCACACCAGTCATAGCCGGCAACTACGGCGAACGAGTCTTGTCTAGCACGCTCTCACGCTGGTGGGCAGAGGACCGCATGGCGTTCGGCCTGGAGGACTTCACATTCCATGAACTGCGGCATACCTACCTCAGCCTGCTTGCGGAGAAGGGCGTGCACCCCAAGATCATGCAGGAGCTCGCTGGACACTCCAACGCCAGGATAACCATGGAGATCTATACGCATGTCAACATGGATGCTAAGCGTGAGGCTGTTGCCAGCGTCAGCGAAATCTTCTAGGGAAGTTTGCATAGCGTGAAATGACGAGGCTCTCCGTTTGTTTGGCGGAGAGTCTCGTTCTGAGTCCATTTGCAGCAGCAGATTCTGAAGGCAATTGGAATTGCAAGAACACTATCCACTGCCTCATGCCACTATGAGAAAAGAGTGTTTGGTTGTGTCGGAGTGAGCAGGTTCATTCCAATGAGGAGTCTCCTCTTGAGTGCAGCTATGCCTGCACCACATCGACGTGAACAGTTGCGCTTTTGTCAATGGTTACAACATCTACGCTGCTAAGCGATGGATCTACCGAGTAGCAGACAGCCACTCGGACCTTCTCGCCTTGATCGCACTCGACCGCTCCGGCACCAGAAGCCTCATAGTCACCGTATGCCTGGCCGGTGTGCATAGGTGCGAGGGAAACGCCCTCGGTATCCTTCACATGTAAGACGTAATTGTCTAGTAATATCCAGCCAGGATTGTCTTTATCTTCATAGGAGACGTTCTCAACAGTTAGCATTAGTACGCCGCACGCATGCTCAGCATCAATCTGTGTATACTTCTGGAAATCTGCAGTGAGCGATTGGCTGATGTCGAATCCGTTCACCGTAACATTTACATCGCCCTTTTTCGTGGATACAGCAAGTTCGTCTCCTATGGATTTTTCAGCTGGTCCATCGGATTCCTCTTGGGCAGACTGGGCAGGCTGGGCAGTCTGGGCTGAGCAGCCCGGCAACAATGCGGCCGCTGCGGCAACCACGGCGAAGAACTGACGACGAGTGATATCTTGCAAAGCAATCATCCTTTCTTGATGCCCATGCCAAGCTGCATGGTGGCTGCATTTGCGGCTACTTCTCGACCCGGCAGCGCCGAGAGCGGCGGGGCTAACGGTCGGTGTCGTCGATAGCGACTGAACTAATGCGCATACTAGGTCCGCTCTCATCGGGGGCTTATCAATTCTGAAGATGCATTCAATTATCTGACAGATTGGCATAATCGACCCGAAGGTTTGTTGAGCGGTAGGTGTATCTGCGGTTACCGTTCATCACATGTAGGGCTTGCTGGAGACTCCGACGCCAGGATAGCAATGTGGATCCATATGCATGTTAACGTCGATGCCAAGCGCGGGGTTGCGGCTAGCGCCGGTGAGATTTTCTAGTATGGCTCACAAGGTGAGAAATGACGAGGCTGTCAGTTTGTAGCGGCAAGCCTTGCTTTGGGACCATTTGTAGCAAATTTGTAGCAGCAGGTCCCTGCAACAATTTAAGAGCGAAGAAACACCATGTCTGAACTGCGCTAATATAGGAAGAGAACGTTTTGATGTGTCGAGAATACTATTGAGTGGGAATAGGGTTTTAGCCCATTTCATCTAGTCTCAACCCGCACGTCTAGTCGCGGTGGCTTGCAACTAGTGCTCTCTCTTGGACAAAGTCACCGGGACTTTCGGGGAGTGACAAACGCGAGAAAGCCCTGAAATCGGTGGATTTCGGGGCTTATTTTATGGGTGTTAACCTGCGGAAATACTCTTCACTCCACCGTACGAGGGTGACTAGTTGCGACTCGTTGCCAAGAGATGCGACTAGATGCCAAGACATGTCAAAGCGAGAAGAGTATTTTCATCGCGTTTTTTAGCCGCAAGCCCTTCGCGCGATCGACCATGTAGTCACTTTCGGGCCGTTTTTGAGCCCTTCGGAGAGCCGTTTGTCACTCTCAATACTGTGTGTAATAGGCGATTTCGGACCCATTCCGACCCCCGAAAACCGGCAATAGTAATGCGAGAGTGACGATTCCTCCGCAATCGTTGCGTCTCTACATTGCGCTTGTACATTTGTGCTGAACTTCTACGGATACAAACCATGAATGTACGAGCCGTAAATCTATGCCCGCTATTTGAGCGGCAGGATTATCTTCAAGCATTCAGGAAGCTATTCGCGAATCTCTTCCTAAATCGCTTCCTGAATGTGTGAATGCTTCCTGAATCATGGTAAGAGTTTCTGACAGTCTAGATAATGAGGGCCACCAGACCTACGTCGAGCTGCGGAAACTCGCATCGGCCATGAGCATATGGCGGACCACCCTTGCAGTCTCGGGCCACCTGTCCCTGGCCTGGTTGACCCGGAACAGGTAGACATACCAGTTTAGGTAGCTCTGCATGTTGGACATCGACATCCCCGTGAAGCGCCAGAGGTATCTCTTCAGCCAGGAGCAGAGGTTGTTCACGAGCTCCATGCTCTCGAGGTATTCGGGGTCCCGCACATCTGCCTTGTAGGATTCGGAGACGGCTCCGGCATCCCTGATGATTCCGTTGTGGGCGCGCTCCCTGTCATGCACGACGGCAGCGCCCTCGGCTATGTGGCCGCCGAATGCGTCCTTCATCCTCTTCGTGGAGGGCTTCCCGTGCCCGCATACCACGGCGTAGGGGTTCTTGAAGACGTCTATCCCGACCGCTATGCAGAGCTGCTGCGAGGAGAGGCCGCGCTTCCTCGCCTGCCCGTATCCGTGCGCGAGGTCCGAGTCCACGATGTATGTCTCGTCGATCCAGACGCGCTTCCTGAGGACGATGCGGTCCTGGTATCCGTCCACGGTAGCGAACACCCTGTGCCGCCATTCCCAGGCGGTCTGGTGCGATATCTGGAGCGTCTCGGCTATGCAGTCCAGCGGCACGTTGTAGCGCATGAGCCCTATGAACGACACCCATTTCGGCAGCCCATAGCGGGCATGCTCGAAGACGGTCCCTGTGAGCGAGCTGTACTTGCGCCCGCAATCGAGGCGCTCCCATCTCTGCACGCCGTTCGGCGCGAGGCCGTCGCGCTTCGTGCGCCCGGACCCGCATGACGGGCAGCAGGGATGGGGCCTGAACTCGGATGCCGCCTCGGCGAAGGTGCCGAAGCCCGTCTGCTCGCGGCAGCGGCGCTCGGCTATGGCCTCCTCCAGCTGGCGGACCTCCTGCTCCTCGGCCTCTGCGATGCGGGTGCGGAAGGGATTCTCCCGTACCATGATCCTGACGATTCCACTTCGCCCTGGAGGCCACCCGGCGGAACCGTCGCCAAACAGAGAGCCGGGTGGGCTCCAGGGCACATTCTCCATTTGGCATGTGGAATTGTATCACCTGGGCTGTCAGGACGGTCTGGACCGGCCCTCATTATCTAGACTGTTAGATCTGG